TCGCGGCCGCTTCGTTCGCGAGGATCGTCGCGACCGACAACCCGCGGGCGCCGTACTTCGCTTCGGCGGCCGCGTCCACCTGCCCGACGGACCGTTCCGTGGTTTCCGGTGACGTCGTCTGATCGAGCCACCGGACCGTCGCCCGGGTGATCAAGTCGGCCGTCGCCCGGGACCACTTCACCGGTGACCGCAGGATCGCGCAGGACGATATCGGCGTGCCGGCCGTCGGCGACGGGTACGGGCGCCACAGGTTGTCGGGGCCCTTCATGAAGTTCCACATTGACTGGCGGTTCGTCGTGTCTTCGATCCGCAGTGTCGGCGCCGCGGTATCGGTCGGCACGACAACCCACAGGACACCCGTCGTGCTGGTCGCGAGTTCCCGGTACAAGTCGGCCGCCGACTGGCGATCGACGTCGACACGGCTCACGTCAAGCGCCGCCGGCCGCGTGTCGACGGTGACGACGCCGGGCCCACCGGTACTGATCGCCGTTTTGATCCGGTTCGCGCGCGCTTGCGCGGTTTCCATGGGCCACGGTTCCGACCCGACGTACCGGTTCGCAAGATCACCGAGCAAATCGACGGCGACCGCGTCGAGCACCGATCCGCCGGCGCCGTCGTCATAGGCCACGGTTAGGTCGGTGACGCGGCCGGCGAAGACACAGCGCCGCGCGGCCGGCGCCGTCGCATACACGAGCACCTGTGACCCGAGCGCCACCATTTTGTCGACGCGGGTCGAGCCGGCGCCGCGATCGAGGATCGAGAACGACGCCGTCGATGCTTCCGGCTGATCGACGGCCGTCGTCCGTCCCCATCGGACACTGAGGTTATCGAGCGCCGCCGGCGCGTCCGTGTTGCCGGCGGACCCGTCGGCGACCTTGACGCCGTCGACCCATAGTTCGCACGTGATCGGGAGTCTCATATGGCGACGCCGCGGGTTCGCCGGTGCTGGCCACGCAGGATCGCATCGATTTGTTCGGCGACGCCGACCGGATCAAGCGCACCCTGTACCACGATCGACACGGGCGCGGCGCCGGCGCCGCCGGTCCGCCGGCGCGTCAACCCGGCCGACAACCCGCGGGACGTCGCCGCCGACGGCGTCGCGTAGAACGCGGCCGCCGACACGGTGCCGGCGCCCGACGCGGACAGCATCCCACCGACAAACGGAATCTTCGAGATGACTTTCTGCGCCCACTCCCACGCCGTTTTCAGTTTGTCAATCACCCATTGGATCGCGTCGCGAACCTTCGTGAACGGCCAGACCACGGCCTCCGCAACCGACTTGATCGCGTTCCACGCCGACGTCCCGGCCGATTTGAGTTTGTCCCACAGCCCGATGATGAACGACAGCGCGCCGTCGATCACCGACTTGATCCCGTTCATGATCGACTCGATGAACGACTTGATGCCGTTCCACACGGTTTCGGCGCCCGAGCGGATCGCGTCCCACACGCCGAGCACGAAGCCCTTCACCGTGTCCCACGCGCCCATGATCCAATCGGCGACGCCGCCGATCACGGCCTTGATCGCGTCGGTCGCTTCGGTGATCTTGCCGACGATCCAGTCCCACGCCGCGCCGGCGGTTTCCTTGATCCAGTTCCACGCGGTTTCGGCGGCGTCGCCCACGGCCTGGCAGACGGCGAGGAACGTATCCCGGAACCATTCCCAGTTAGTGACCACGAGCACGATGATCGCGATGAGCGCGGCGATCGCGATGATGATGATGCCGACCGGGTTCGCCGCCATCGCCGCGTTCCATGCCCACTGGACGGCGGTCGCGACGGCCGTGATGCCTTTCCACGCGAGCTGGAGCCCGTTCCACACGGCGGTCGCCGCGGACGCGAGCGCGATCGCCGCGTTCACGGCGAGCACCGCGACCGCCAGGCCACCCACGACGCCGACCAGAGTCAGCACGAGCGACGAGTTTTCGCCGACCCACTTCGCGAGCCCCGCAAGCTTTTCGGTGACCGCGGCGACAACCGGTAACAGTTCCTGCCCGATCGCGGCCGACGCGTTCTCATACTGCGCCGCGGCGATTTGCGCGGACCCGGCCGCCGTGTCGGACTCCCGAGCAAATTGCCCGTTCGCGCCCGCGGCCTGCTCAGCCGCAAGCGTCATGATCGTTTGCGCTTTCGCGGCGTCGAGCGCGGTGCCGGTGAGTTTGTCGGTCCCGTCGGCCGCCATCCTGGCGGCGACCGTCGTCTGGTTGAGTTTGAGCCCGAGCCGTTCCGCCGGGTCCGCTTCGCCGCGCAACGCCGACGTGAGCGCGCCGACCGCTTCGGCTGTCGTCCCGCCGAACGTCGCCGCCAGATCGGACCCGAGCACGATCAACTTACCGGTCTGGTCGGCGGCCGCGGCCTGGTCCATACCCATCGATTTGAGCGACGCGCCGGCGACGGATGCGAGTTGCCCATACGCGGACTCGCTCAGTCCGACCGCTTCCGCGGCGCCGGCCGCCCATCCTTTGACGGCGTCCGCGGACGCGCCGAACACGGAGTCAAGCGCGCCCATCGCCTGCTCAGTGTTCGACGCGGCGTCGACCGCCTGCTTACCGAACAGACCGATGACGCCGACGACGGCGGTCGCCGGCGCGACCATCGATTCCATCGACGCGGCGAACTTGCCGTACTTGCCGGCGGCCTGGTCAACGTCGGTCGCCGCGCGGGACGCGTCGGTCGCGATCCTGACGATGATGTCGGCGCCGATCGCCACCGGTCCCACTCCCTACCGTCGTCGGCGCGACTCTTTCGCGCGTTTCGCTTGCTGGTCGAGTACGTCGATCAGGGTGGACAGCATCGCGTCATCGTGGAACCACGCCGCCGGCACACTGTTGGTCGCAATCGCGAGTTCAGCGGCTAGACGGTGCCGGGGCCCGTTGCCGCTTCGGTAGGAGGGACCGGCGTCGCGTTCGGCGACGAGACTTGCAGACACTCCCGGTCGGCGAAGTCTTCCCACGACAGCGACGTCGGGATGTGACCCTCCCGCCGGCCGGCCGACCACGCAAGGAACGTGATGAACGCGAACGGTTCCTTACTCGGACCCGGCCAGTCGTGTTTCCGCGCCGTCCGTTCGTACCGGATCATGTCCGGGTTATACGTCTGCGCCGACCATGTCGACCCGTCCGCCATGATCACCTCGACGTACGGGTTCGTGTACTGACCGTCTGCCATCATGCTCCCTTGATCGTGCGGGCCGACTTGTCGACGTAATCGGCGTAGTGGTTGACCACGGCGCCCGAGCGGGACTCTAACGCACGCGCCATATATCGCTGCGGCTCGATCCCGTGCGCCCGCCAACCACCTTCGATCGGCCCGGCGTAGCGGACGCCGGCGTTGCCGGCCGTGATCACCGGCCCGTCCGCGGTCACCGTGACCGCGATCGAGCCGGACAGCCGGCCGGTGCGCCGGCGAACATTCTGCGCGGCCGCGGTCGCGACTTCCGCGCCGGCGCGGCGACCCGGTTCGGCAAGATCCCGCAGGGCATCCGCGAAATCGTGCATCGTCCGTTCCACCGTGTCGGCGCCGATCACCGTGACCGCGGCCGGCGTCATGCCGCGGTACCGACTTCCGCGTCCGCCGCGACGCCGCCGTAGTCAAACGTCGGTTCACCCACCAGCGGCCACGTAAAGTCGGACGCGAGCGGGTCGCCGAACGCATCCGCGCCCAAATCGAGCGGCGTGATGATCAACTTGCCGGTCGCCGACGTCCCGTCGGCCGTGTTCGGCGTGAAGATGAAATTTTGCTCCGTGCCCTTCGCCGACCAGGACAGCGCGAACAGTGACGTCGCGCCGGCCTGTATGTCGACGTTGATATTGCCGGAAAACTCGAAGTCGAACGTCATCGCGCCCGGCTCCGTCGTCCCGCACAGCGTCGTGACGCTGTCGCCGGTGTCGACGTTCGTCGTGATCCGGCCGCCGTTGAGTTGACACGAGACGTCAATCTCCGTACCGGTCGCCCCGATTTTCAGCGTCCCGGGGCCCAGCTTGACGGAAGGCATGGTTACTCCACTTCCTGTGAGTAGGTGAGCGCGTACCCCGGGAGTGGGGGCGCCTGGTCAACGCCGGCGAACGACACCGGCCGCGCGTTCGTGACTTCGCCGCCGAGCGCGGCCGCCGTGGCGTCGATCAACTCGCCGAGCGCGCGGAGGTTCGCCGGCCGGCCGGCGTCCGGGACGACGGCGATGAGTTCCCACGACGCGACCCAGCACCGGCCGAACCGCTTCGTGATCGCCGGCGCCGGCACGAACACGGCCGGCGGGTTCACGTCGCGTTCGTCGACCGTCGCCCGGATACCCGCGGCGGATATCCGGGCGACGACGGCCGCGTTCGCGTCGGCGAGGTTCATCCGACACCCGGGATGCGATAGCGGCCTCTGCGAAGGAACTGATCAAGGTCGGGATCGAACGACGCGACATAGTTCGTACTCTCGCCCATCGTCTCGATACCGGCCGGTGAGTTACGGCGCCGGTACAGCCGCGCCGCCAGCATCACGGCGCCTTGATAGACGTCGGCCGGCACGGCGCCGGCGTCGGTCCCGACGTCGGGACGGTACCGGGCGACGATCGGTTCCGCGGCCAGGCAACAGTCACCGAGTAGGTCGGCGTCGACCGTCGGGATCGGCGTCGGCAACCGCAGGAACGTCGCGACGTCGGCCGGGTCGATCCACCCGGCCGCCGGACCGACCCGCACGCGCATTACGGGATGACCGCGCCGACGGTGACCGCGACCAGGCCGCGGGCATCGTTGACCAAATCGGCGGCGAACCCGAACACGCCGATATCGACGCCGCCGTTCGGAACGTTCACCGCCTGGACGCGGAACGGGTTGCCGCGCGGTTCGTAGTGGGTCGCGGCGCGGCGGTCGCCGGCGAGCACCGTCTGAGGGTCAAGGTTCGGATCGGTGAAGATACGCAACCCGAGCGCGCCCGTCGTCCCGTCGACCACGTCGGTACTGTTGGCGTTCGCCGACGTGAGCCACCATGGCGCGTCGGATGCGCTCATGTTGAGGTAGTCGGCCCACAGGTCCGACGACAACGCAACGAACGACGGTCGGGCGCCGGCCGCGCCGAGCGTCGACCCGACCACGGCGAACGCTTCGGGCAGGGTCGCCGCGGTCGCCGGCGTCGCGTCCGCGACCAGACCCGCGCCGATCGTCGCCTCCATCTTCATCGCGTAGTCCTGCGCGGCGGCGTTGAGGATCGCCGACAACAGAGACGAGTCGCCGAGGTAGACGAAAATGTTGTCGACGTCCCATCCGCCGGCGTGTCGGTACGCGTCCGCTTCGGCCGGGCCGAACGTGACCGGGCCGGACGGGACCGGGCCCTTATTGCCGCCGTACGGCGAGACGACGGGCCGGGTGCCCCACTTCCACCCGAAGACCTTCATCCCGGTCAACACGCCGGACTGGATCGAGTTCGCGTAAGGCCGGCGCAAGTCGATCGGCGTCCAGAGTTCATCGATCCACTGTGGACGGATGAACGCGCCGTCGCTGGTGTCCGCGGCCGGCGTGATGTCGGATAGCGCGGCGTTGATCGCGGCCGCGTCGGGTGATCCGTTGACCCGTTCCACGACGCGGCGCATCGCCGCGTCGAGACTCAACCCGGCAACCCGGGACCGGCCGCGACGGTTGCGGCTCGCGCCGACCGCCGGCGCGCCGGTGCCTCCCGTTCCGCCGGCCGGTGCGTTGACAACCACGGTGCCTCCTTCTCCGTCGCCGGCGGCGCCGCCGCCGGCGTCACTGTCTGCGGCGTCCTGGTCGCCGTCGTCGTCGTCGCTGTCGTCGGCGTCGCTGTCGTCGCCCGTGGCCTGTGACGCGACCAGACGGGCGCCCGGGAACGCCGGCACGCTGGTGAGCGCGACACCGGTCAAGTCGGCCGACGTCACCCGGCCGTCCGCGTCGATCGTGACGTTGTCGAGTTCGACTGACAGCGCATCCCGGACGCCTTCCGACGCCTCCACCAGCGCCGCATCGCCGTCGGGAGTCGCCGCCGCATGGAACGACATCCGCAACCCTTCGGCGGTTTCCGACGCCGCCGTGGCGTAGCCGAGCGGATGCGTGCGCCCATGCTCACGAAAGAGTTTCACACTGCGAAGGTTCGGCGGGACGCGGATCGCGCCGGCGGTCACGGTGACAGGGCCGGCCGACGTGTGCCCGACTTCGCCGAACGGGCACGCGACGCCGGCGATCGTCCGATCGGCCGCGGTCGCGGTCACCGGCGGACCCGGCAGCAGCATCGACAGCCGGACGCGGGACGCGGCCGCCA